CGCCTGAATGATGAATACGCGGCGGCGGTGGAGCAGCGGGCCAAGTCCATCAATGATTTCGCCGGGCTGTTTGACCAGGTGACGATCGCTTCCGAGACCAGCGGGAAGGATCTGCTGGACAATCTACGCGGTCAGGTCGAATACCTGGATAAATGGGCGACCAACCTGCAACTGCTGTCTGCCCGGGGGATTGATCAGGGATTGCTTCAGCAGCTGCGGGAGATGGGGCCGCAGGCTGCTCCGGAGCTGGCCGCACTCAATACACTGACCGACACGGAGCTGGCCGAATATACAACGCTTTGGAAGACGAAGTCCTCCGAGGCACGTACGGCTGCCGTTATTGAACTGTCCGGTCTACGCCAGGATACCAATACGCAAATTGCGCTGCTGCATACGGAAGCCGTCGCAGAGCTGGATAAGCTACGCGGAGACTTTGAAACCAAGGTCAAGGCCATACGCGGCAGCGCCAATAAGGAATTCAATGCCATGAAGGCAGATCTGCCGACGATTGGCAAGCAGGCTATGCAGGGGCTCATTGACGGTATGACCAGTATGCAGGGAGCCGTATCCGCCAAAGCGAAGGAAATCGCCAATTCAGTTACCAAGACGATGCAAAAGGCGCTGGACATTCATTCGCCTTCACGGGAGCTGGCGTGGATCGGCGAAATGGCCGGTTCCGGATTGGTCGAAGGGTTGGCGGGTACGATGGCCAGCATCGAGCGCCAGGCGCAAGCCATGGCAGCAGCGGCGATGCCGAGTCTTCAGTCGTCCTCTGTAAATAATGGTAGTGGTTCTGCCTCCACGGAAGCGTCTGCTGCCGCAGCGGCGCCAACAGGGGTTATTCAAGTGGTGTTACAAGGTCTGTTTGCAGGAGCGAATTTCATCATGAAAGACGAAGACGAGGCGAGACGATTGGGCCAGGTACTGGGCGGCCAATTAGCAGATGCATTACGGGGGGCGGGGGTGGTGACATGAGAGGCGTAGTTGCATTATTGGACGGTATGAGTCCGCAGGACATGGGCTTGAAGACACTGAGGGAGTCGCAGCGCCCTATCCTGCCCCCTACGGTTGACCGTTCATACACCGTTCCCTTCATGCACGGTGCGTATGACTTCGGGGCGGATCTGGCTCCGTTGCCGTTGATACTGGATTGTGCTTTTAATGAGCGCAACCCCTATCAGCTGCAGCGGCGTATTTCGGCCTTGGCAGAGTTCTTGCTGGACGGCGACGGCAGACCGAGAACCATTCCTCTGATCTTTGAGCTGCTGCCGGACCGGCATTACATGGTTCGTTACTCCGGACAGTTGCCCATAAACCGGTCAGCCGGATTAGGCAAATTTTCCTTACCGTTCACCGCCTTTGATCCTTATGCCTACAGTATATTTGACTCTGACGATATTAACGTGGATACTCCGATTCTGGTTGACACGGCAATATCTCTGGACGCTGCTTATAATTTTGCGGTCAATGGGCCGATTGCGCTATCCATTGAAAATTATGGATCGCTAAACGTTAAGCCGGTCATTGAGATTTCCGGAAGCTTCAGCACGCTTTCGCTGACTGTGGGCGGTGTGGTTACTACCTACAATGTTCCCATGTCTGGAACACTGGTTCTTGACTTCCAGCGACGGACGGCGCGTATTGGCTCAACAAACGTGCTGCTTCATACCAATGCCCGGTTCGGCGTGCTGCCCCGGGGCGTATCGACGGTGACCGTTGGCGGTACCGGCTTGAACTTCAGTATGGCAATAAAATTCAAAGCAAAATATGCGGGGTGATTGGGATGGCTGACATTCAGCTGATCAAAGGGGCGAAGAACGGAAACCCATCGGATTCGCTGCCGACCATGTACGACAAAGTAAACAAGAATACAGAAAATATCAATAATCAGGTGGTCAACCACGAGGGGCGGCTGGGTTCGGCGGAAGCGGCAGTTAGTAATCACGGAAGCCGGATCTCCGAGGCGGAAGCGGAGTTAATCACTCAGGACAACCGCATATCGAACATTATCGCTCATAACGGGGATGGGACGAAGGACACAGAGCTGATTGATGCCCGTGGAGGCGAAGCAATCTTGTCGGATCGTCTGGACAAGACTGATGAACAGTTGGCGGATAGTGCGTCTGAGTTGCGGCTGACACAGAGTAGTCCTTTGCGCGGACTCGGCGCTTGCCTGACCTTTGTAGATGATGATGTTATGGAATTTATTAGAGTCAGATGGCAGCCCATCCTTGACGCCAAGAACATTAATATCAGTTTTGCCGTTATTCCGAGTAAGGTTGATACATCTGGATATATGACTAAAGCAGAACTGCTGGCGTTACAAGCTACGGGCAATGATCTGCTTTCCCACGGCATGAACGGAATCGACGTGCCGAATACCGATCTGGCTACGGTTGACGCCGATTTCCGGGACGGGCAGGCATGGATGAAGGTGAACGGCATGAACGGTTATGAGTATGTGGTGTACAGCGGGGGCTTGCCGAATACTCGTGTGGACGTTAAGAACCTGGCGCGGAAATACTATAAATACGGAATCGGCGCGTGGACGTTCGGGACCAATTACAACGCCACTCCGGTGGATAACTGGTGTCTTGCGCGGGTAAATGAAGATGGCTCCGACCTGGCAACGCTCAAGGGCTTCTTGGATCAGGCTATCGCTAATAACGGATGGCTCATCGTGATGACACACTCACACATAATGACATCGGCCAGTATTCCAAAATTGGAATCATTTATTGATTACGCTAGGGCTAACGGCGTACCTATTCTACCGTTTACAGAGGCGGCCAAAAGAAAGGGGAATGCTATTGCCTTGGGCGAACGGACCCAGACAGACAGTAAGTTCATAAGCGTGGAAGGTGACCAAGATAAGGGGTTATTCGTTAAAAATCCTGTTAACTCTCATCTGATAACTGCGCCTATTACAGCATACCCAAAGGACTCAGTGACCCACTGGAGTGTTGACGCAGTTCGGGATACGTTCAAAGGTCAGGGCGGGACTGTGGTGGTCTTCCGTAACTCAAACAGTGATGTTTACTCTTATCGGACATTCAAGCCGATTAATGAGAATATCATCTATTTAAGCAGATGGGATACCGGTACAGTTGCGTGGACGGCATGGAAGCCCGCAGGTTCTGAATACGTAAAAACGGTGAATGTCGCCCTTAATGCGGCCCATACTGGGACCTTGCAATACAGCATCGATATTATGGGCCGGGTGTGGATGCGAGGAAGTGTAACATTAGGCGTTGCTACTACAATCGGGACAATTTACGCAGAAGAAGCGCTGCCGGACTTCGAGACGCCCCTACTGTTCCGGAACTTTACCCAGAATAAGAACTCCATAGGATCGGTTATCGCACCAAACGGGATCATTTACATTGATTCCGATACCTTTACTGCCGGAGATGTAATCAAGGTCAATATGATGTACCAGGCATAGTCGGCACCTTATAAATAGCGCTTGACTTTATCTTCCTAAAAGCTTCCAATGGTTGCATGAGGAGGAGATAAGTATGTTGGTGTTTTGTAAGTACAAGGGGTGTGGCAATGAAGTCATGTTGAAAAGCGGAGGTCCTAGAGAGACTATCGAGCATCGCGGTGTTTGCAAAAAGTGCGGAGTGAACATTACAGTTTCTGTCCACTCAAAGACAGGTAAAAAGAGTGATCGCTATTACATGCCGGAAAAGGATGGGGATTCACTGCCTGTGGAGGCTCCTGACACAGATTCAGATTAGGACGATACTGTGCAACAACCGAATAATTCTAAGCGAGCTGCCGGATACCTCCTGCGGCTCTTTTTCATTTCTAAGGAGGTGCTGCTTTGATAACCATACGCAATCCATCTTTCCAGCCTCTGGCCATCATTGAAAAATACGACAACGATTCTATACAGGAGCAGATCAACGGGGAATATAAATTCTCTTTCACTACCTACATCGATGAGGACGGGAAGAGTGAATACCTGGTTGACGGGAATCTTATCGAAGTCGAGGATCAACTGTTCAACATTGCCCATCACCGCAGGACCCGTTCAAATACCGGTGCAACACTGGTTTCCGTCGATTGTGAGCAGGTAAGTTATGATCTGCTCCTGACGGAATGGGCGGATGGATTTGTTCATGCCGGTACCCCAGCGCAGCTGCTCGAAATGGCGCTGGCAGGTACCTGGTTTACGATCGGCACCGTGGAGCTTGCGGAGTATATCTCTGTGGATCTCGCGGAAGAAAATATCAGTGTCCGGTCGATCCTGATGGAGATCGCCGCACAGTCCGGAGGAGAACTCCTCTTTGACCGATATACGATATCCCTGCTGGTGCGTCGTGGGCAGCCGAGGGGCGTTCGGTTCTCGCTGGGTAAAAACCTACGGGGGCTTATCAAGGACGTAGATATACGGTCAGGGGAGCGGGTGGTAGGGTATGAGATTGATGTCCTGGAGCTGAACAGCCTGCCGGAATTTCAAGGGCTGGAATACTTCGAGTTGGGCGATACCGTAGGCATCGATGATGCGGAGCTTGGGATTGATGAGCAGCAGCGGATTATCAGTTATGCATACAGCCCGCGTCGCCGGATAAACAGCAAAGTGACCATATCCAAGAAGATACCGGGGATCACGGATGCCGTCGTGAGCCTGCGGAAGACCACGGTTGTGAAGGACAAGGTATACAACGGTACCCGGATCGGGCCGGAAGTGGGATTTGAGGCTGTCCGCAGCGACAACTTGGCCCGAGCGGTCATGAATGCCACGGAAGGGATTAAGCTGCAGAAGGGCAACGGCAGCGGCTCCAGCTGGACGGATGTCATTTACCTGGACAACGAAGGGAACGGCATCTTCTCTGGACGGGTCATTGCTTCATCCTTTGAAGGCGGCACGATCATGATAGGCAGTGGAGACAATGCGTTCCGCGCCAGCGACTGGGGCATTTGGTTAGGCGATGAATCCTTTGCAGATGCTCCTTTTAGCGTTAACGTTGCCGGAAAGATGAAGGCAGTGGATGGTGAGTTCCAGGGAAAGATAACTGCTTCGGACATTGACGGTGGGGTAATTACCGGTGCATTGATCCGGACAGGAATATTCGGAGTTTATCCGCGTGCTGAGATGAGTTCTTCGGATCACATGTTTGCAGCCTATCGGGATGTTAACAATTACGTTAAAATCGAAGCGGATTTATCGGGGGCTCCAGGTGTGAGATTTATTGCAAATGGTTTAAACTTAGGCGCAATCACATCATATTTAGGGCATCTTGATATGTGGGCAGCAACAATCTTATCTTTAACTTCCCCAAAAGTTCAATTGAATGGTTGGGGTAACTTATACAGTGCGGCAGATGCTATAACATTGAGTGAGGAACTAGATCGTATCTACACTCTACTTGATTCTAAAGCAGATATCTTCCACACCCATAGTGTGACCATACCAAATCATAATCACGGAAACCCTGACAATGCAAATTCAGGTGGAGGAACATTTATCGTTTCCTGATTGAAAAATATACCATCTTTCGCCGATAATAGAAGTAACATTCTTCTAAGGGAGCGGTGACTTTGAAAAAGTTCGTAGCAGGCGTTATTGTCGGTGGTTTTTTATTTGCGGGGGCTTCTGCATTTGCGGATAGCTCAAGCCTAATCGGGCAGAAGGTTCAGGGGCTATTCAGTGTGGAGAAGGCAGGAACGAAGGTAGCTGATGCAGTGGTGATCAACGGCACGGCCTATGCACCAGTAAGGGCTATTTCTGATGCAACAGGCGCTGGGCTTACGGTTGAGGGGAAGCGAATCATTATTCAGGACAAGGAGGCGCAGGCTGTTGTGGATAATACAAGTGTATCTGATCAAACAAAAGATACTCGAATCTCGGATTTAACAAATAGTATCGAGAGGACAAAAAATGATATTACTAAAGTTCAGTCTGATTTGACAATTGAGAAAGAAAAACTGGAGGTCGCTCAGACTGACGGTAGAAAAGAAAGCATATCTTTCGGCATTCAGATGCTTGAAAGTAAATTAGAAATACTAAATAATCTTCTTACTCAAACTGAAGCAAAGTTAGCTGAGCTTCAAAAATAAAATATACGACATTAAAGGGTTCTGCCATTGGCAGGGCTCTTTTTTATTGTCGAAAGGAATGATCACATGAGAGTACAAAACAAACTGGTAATTGAAATCGAGCCTACTGTAAGTGAGGTATGCGCGGTAATATCGGCTGTCGGCACATTCTTCCCTGGTCAAGAAGTAAAGTTCCTTGAGGGAATCCGCGCTGCACTGGATGAACGGCTGAATATTCTTATGCCAGAACAAAGTGATGAAGACAGAAATAAGGAGGAACAACATGATTAATCAAATCAGACATATTGTAACAACGGTATTCACGGCAGCTATCGGATCTGGAAGTCGAGAAATAGCAGTAGGAGGCGTAGCCTCAATTACTGGATTGCTTGCTATGGCTGCAGGTTGGTTGGGTGGATATGACAAACCACTTGAACTTCTCATAGTTCTCATGCTGGCTGACTATGCCAGCGGTGTAGCAGGAGCGTTTAAGACCAAGACAGTCAGTAGTGACATTATGTTCTGGGGCGGGATTCGCAAAGTGACCGTGCTCTTTGTAGTCGGACTAGCGGCCTTGGTAGATGAATGGGTTCAGCCAGGTGCTCCAATATTTCGGATGGCTGCCATACTATTTTATGCTGGCCGCGAGGCGCTTTCAGTTGTGGAAAATTTCGGAGTTATCGGCGTACCTCTTCCGGACAAGCTCAAGGATTATTTACTACAGCTGAGCGAGGACAAGAGCAAGAACAATCCAGCTAAGCCGGAGCATCCAGACAATGACCAATCTGCATAGGGGGAATGGAAATGAGTCGTAAAATATCAGGAACGGGCATCAAGCTGATTAAAAATTATGAAGGATGCCGCCTCAAGGCATACAAGCCAGTGCCGACAGAGCAATATTGGACAATTGGCTGGGGCCACTATGGCCCTAATGTTAACGAGGGCATGACTATCTCACAGGCCCAGGCTGATAGCATGCTGGTGACGGATCTCGCCAAGTATGAGGGATACGTTAACAGCCCGTCTTATGTACCGGTGACAGCGCAACTCAATCAAAACCAGTTTGATGCTCTTGTAAGCTTTACCTATAACTGCGGCAATGGTAGTCTGCAGCAGCTTTGTAAGGGCCGCACAATTGCGCAGATTGCCGATAACATCACCAAGTACAACAAGGGCGGCGGCAATGTGTTGCCCGGGCTGGTCCGCCGCCGCATGGCGGAGTTGGAGCTATATAATAAGGCCGTTGAGGCCATCAAGGAGGACGAAGAATTGGAACTGTCAAACTATCAATGGACAACACTCCGCGCAGGAGTTAAGGCGCTCCTGGACGCTAAGACGATCAGTGACACATCCTGGCTGGATAAGATCGACAAAAGGACACTGACAACATCCGAGCTTGCATGGTTGACGTTTGTCGTTGCAAAAAAGTAAATTCCCAAGCGTTTGGGAGTATGGGTTACAAATCAATTCAGGCAACACAGACTACTGGACGACACATTATTAGGAGTTTCAGGTGATATCCAAGAAATCATGTAAAGGAAACCCCGTCAACGATTATGCTGGCGGGGTTTCCTTTGATTTTCGATCCATTTTTTCTTCTATGGCCTTCTGGATAAAAGCATTTAGACTTAGATTCTCTGCCGCAGCTGCAGCCTTATAGATTGCTTTGGTGCCTATTTTGACATCTAAGGGGATTCGTTCATAGTTTTTGGCGTTGTATTTCATCTTTGCCCGTGATGCTGGGCTTCTTTTAGATTCCTCCAATATGCTCACCATCCTTTGCTGTAATTATATAGAAATTGTTATACTCGTACAAGTATTAAATATTTATTGACAATATACTTGTACGAGTATATATTTATGTCATGAATATTCAAGTATGCAAAAGTCGCACATTCTGATATACGGTTTTAGGTTTTTGGCGGTATAATGATTGCGTCAAATGAAAATTATGTCAGGTGGTGTTGCATGTTGTCGTGGGAGCCCGTAGGTTTTATGTTTTTTTCAACTATTGAAGCGTTCTCTATGTACTTTTTAATAATGTGCTTGTTTAGGTTTAAGTGGAGTTGGTACGCATGGCAAGTGCTTTTTTTCATCCTTCTAATGAACCTCCAAAGTTATCTTCTGAGAAATGATTTATCTATGGCAAATGTTGCGCCGGTAATCAGTATCATGTTATTTACAATCTTCTTTACAGTTGTGGTAAAACTTCCATTGATATTTTCTTTACTTGCAACGATCGCCGGGTATGTGATTTTTGCTGTGACGCAGACTTGCATTGTGTTATTGTTTTTTGGATCAATAAGCGCAATAGATAATAGTATCGTAAATGGATATTTGCTGCAGGTAATCAGCGCTATTGTTCTTATAGTCGGAGCCTATTTCCTTTACCACATGGGCAAAGGGTTTAATTTTGAATTTGAGAAATTACGATTTAAGTTTGAGGATATAGCGCTTACAATAACTATTATTGGTTTTTTGTTAGGCATATCTGTTTTGCTGTACTACAAAGAAATTTACATGAATATTCTTGTTTTCTTCCTGCTTTCTATGTTTTTCTTGTACTACTCTTTTAAAAGGGAGAGGGAAGATGATTGAAACACTAGCATTAAAAATGGCAGAAGGGATAAAACGAAATATTCCCGATCATAAAGCTTCGGTAGCTGTCCTGAAATATTCACTCGCCATTATGCTTAATACGGCTTTCATTATTATTGGAACATTACTTGTATCATTCGTAACCAGCCGGACAAAGGAAGTGATTATTCTACTGATTGTCTTTGCTTCTATAAGACAAATTTCTGGAGGTATTCATCTGAAGTCGGGAATGAAGTGTGTTTTAGCTACAACAACTACATTCACAATACTTTCTCTGATACACCTGGAATTGCAATATATTCAGATACTCAATGTAGTTAGCATCATCCTTTACATAGTATATGCGCCTTCTAGAATTAGACAGCAAAATCGAATACCGAGACGATACTATCCTGGTTTAAAAATTCTTTCTGTATTAATTGTATCCAGCAGTTTTTTCTTCCAATCAACAACACTTACTCTGTGCTTTTTGGTGCAAGGTCTTACTTTAATTACATGGAGGGAGGTGAAATGAAGAATGAAACGTCGCGCTCTATCTTTACTCGCAACATTATTGTCAGTTGTTGCTGTAGGATCGCTTAGTACAGCGAGCTTACTGTATGTGTACGAAGGGGAAGTTCCAGAAGAATTGCTGTAGTGGAGGTTTATATGCACTCAATATCAGTGACAAAAGAAGTCGACGGCAGCGGATTATTCTCTGTTCTTATAAATCAAATTTTATTTATTGAATATCTTCGCTCTGAAAAAAGAATTATTGTGCATACTGAATTAAACACCTATTATACGGTAGGAACATTGGTTTACTGGTTGGACCTGTTTAAGCTTAATGGATACAATTTCGCTCGTGCTGATAGGATCGGGGTTATTAATGTAGATGCAATTCAGTTGGTGGACAAGTTTTTTTGCCGGGCTTATTTTTCAGCCGAAAGAAGAGGAAAATACTGTCCATTGGCCGAAGATCGAATAAAAGAAATTAAAAGAAAAGCATCGCACACAATTGTATATGCTTAATAATAAAAAAAGCCTCCGGCTTATAGGTGGCTTTTTTTATTTGCTAATTAAACAATATACCATAAAAACGATAACTTGTTTGTCGAATTATGGTGTCGAAAAGCCTATTTTAGAATCCGAGTTCAACTATACATTTTATCTTAAAAGGGGTTTAATTAGAAATGTATTCAACCGATGAAAAAGTATTGACTTAAAGTTTTATTTCGTGCTTAGTTCATTTTTGTGTCACGGGGGAGCAATAAATGCTCCAGCCTGCTGCCTAGTCTTGCGTATAGTGATAAAGTTGTTGCTCGGTACAAGCCAGTACAATGCATATTGCTCTGGCTTGTAGCAGAGTCAGAGGTGCAATGCCTTTCTCGATCCTGGAGAAGTAGGAAGGGGACATTTCCACCCCTAACTCATTCTTAAGAGCAGTGCAAACCTGCTCTTGTGTCTTTCCCCGAGACTTCCGAATATCTGGCAGCAGGCAGCTCCCTTGACGGAGTCTCATTGTTCCCTCCTATTAATTTGAGAAAGGGTGAATAGATACGTCCGAATTATACCATAGACATTGATTTAAAGGGAATTGACCGATTATAATTGGGAACATAAGTTCTTATTTTTAGTATATAGAAGGGGAGTATGTGTTTTGGGTGATGAAATCAGTAATATACCTACAATTACTGTAGCGAGGGAGAAGGCGGGGATTTCAACACAACAGTTGGCTGCTGCGCTAGAAATATCCGAAGAAAGGTTAATGAAAATTGAAAAGAGACCATCAGTTATTTCTCCACACCTTGCGAAACGTATATCTTTGGCTTTGGGGAAAGACATAGATGGCATCGATTTTAATTAGAATTAGCATGGCGGGCCTGGTGTCCGATTGGTGTCCGGTCGTAATCATCCATATGCGTTCATATGCGCGAATCCGCGAAACATTCCTCTCGCGGACTCGCTGAAAACCTAATATTATGCGGCTTATTCCATCTGGTTCATACCCTAGGAACAGCCTTCCAAGCTGATAGCGTGGGTTCGATTCCCATCACCCGCTCCATACTAATTTTGTCTCGTAACCCTTGCCCTACAAGGGTTTTTTGTTTGCCAATTATTCGACATGGACAGACTACATTTAACTTGTGGTGTCCATTTGGTGTCCATCAATTCGATTTGGGTCCAAAACTTCCAGTAAGTTGTCACCTTCGGGAATAAACGTATTATCCCGTTCCATATAGGTGTCTGTGGTAGTTGCCAATTTCGAATGTCGTAGCTGACTTTGAATTGCTCTGACGTCTGCGCCGTACTCACGCAGCAACATTGCCGTTGTGTGTCGCAGATCGTGCAAGCGCACTCTTGGAAGCCCGCACTTATCCAGGAATTTTCTCCATGTTGCTGATGGAGTGTTTGGATAGTAAGGTTCGCCATGGCCGGAGTGAAATATAAAATGTCTGTCGCCTCCTTTCCAGTCATTCGGTGCCATTCGTAACCTTGCTCTAATTTCTTTCATCCTAAATGCGTTCAACTCAGTCATGTACCAGCGAGGCATCGGCACAAAACCCTCGGACTCAAGTGTTTTTAATTCTCCTTCAGTGGCTTGCCCATCACTGTCAAAGGTGATCTGCCTTTCTACATAAATTCTAGACATTTGGAAATCCGCAGCTGGCCATTCCACGGCTAAATATTCGCCTCGACGATATCCACCCACCAACACACCGATAAAGTACAGCTTCCAGTTTTCCGGCTCCTTATAAAGGGCTGTAATTAATCGTTCCACCTCTTTTGGAGAGTATGAGCGTTTGCGTTTCTTTAGGGCGCGCTTCTCAATTTTATCAGCAGTAGGTCTTTTTACTCCATCCATCGGATTTTTGGTTATTATCTGCCACTCATGAGCGGCGTCAAATATTGATTTTAAAGCTTTGTAAATGTTAAGTAAGGTATTTGTAGCCAAAGGTCCTTTGCGTTTGTCCTTACGGGCGTCAGGAGCTCGCAAGGACGTGAAGTACCGAACCAAGTGAATTGTACTTATTTGATCAAGCTGAAAGCGACCAAACTCGGGAATCAGTCGGCCTTCAATTATTCTCATAGTATTGAAGCAGGTGTATTCCCCCATTTCAATCTCAGCATAATTCTTCTTCCAGTCGCCCAGTACAAATGCTTCAAATCCGACAATACCGCGCTTTTTCCATTCCCCATTAATGACACTCTCTTCAAACCTGGCTGCAGCTAAATCCAGTTCTCCCTTTTTAGGTTTATGATCAAGTGTGATTGTTGTAGTCTGGCGGATACGCTTGCCTTTGGCGTCATACCCAAGCTCAGCAATAAGCCGGTACTTATTCTCCCCCCGTTTCGTCCAGTTTGGCATCGGTTTTCAACCCCTTACGCAATTGCTGTACTCTTGCTGTCTTCTCAAGCTGCAGATATTTGGTTTTTATCTCACTCGGTGTAGGCGGGCTATCAAACGTCACTCGCATCCTTTGCCGAATGCGCCGTCTGTCCGGCTGTCTCAAAAAATCAAAAGTGAACCAATAGATACTATCGTCGATCTTTTCCCAGTTTCTCATCGTAATCACCCCCTTCCACGAATGTATGTTCTATTTTATATGTATACAAACAGAATTTGGTTATCGCTGATTTTTAAGAAAATATATTAATTACGCTTAGCCTTCACGTAGTTGATGTAATTTACGATGTCTTCGATTTCTTTTTCTGAAAAAACCTCACTGCCAAAGCTGAGAGCAATTGCATTACTAAGGTCCGGACCCAAAATATCCATTCCGCCATGTTCAATTAAATTACTCTTTTTGATATTGAAGTGCTTTGAAATACGCTCAATCGCACCCATACGAGGCTCTTTTTGTCCTCTTTCCCAAGCGGATACCGCTTTATTAGTAACTCCAGCAATTTCAGCCAGTTCCTGTTGTGTTAGGCCATAGCGTTTTCTTAAAATCTTCAAATTATCAGAGATACCAAATTCGTTATCCATCATCTCTTATACTTACCTCGCAATCTTTTTTTGTTCTTGTGTCGATTATAAACGACATGTAGATATAAATCAACCTTTTGGTAGATAAAAATACCGTTTTGGTGTTGACAATCTACTTTTGGTAGATTAATATGGGGTTGCAATCATGAAAGGAGGTAACCTGATGCAGGATAAGACAAAGAAAATAACGATGAGACAGGCAAGGGCGCTCAGCGAGTTATCTCAGCAAGATGTTGCTAATACTCTTGGTGTTCATAGGCAAACCGTTGGGAAGTGGGAGAAGGATGCAAGTGATATGCCATTGAAAAAAGCGCATGAATTTGCATCTTTGGTCAAGATAGAGGTGGATAACATTTCGTTTATCGTATAGTCTACTTTAAGTAGATTTATGAATGGAGAAGTAGAATGGAGGTGGATATTTTGTCTACTTTGGATTTTATTGAGGCATTGAAAACTGAGGTTTCTGAAGATGTCTTTGGTAGATTACTGCAGAAGTTGGAACCATTAATCCAGCAAAAATTAAAGCATAATGCATTTAGTACGCCAGAAGCAGCTCTTTACATTGGCTGTAGCGAGCGTACGTTACAACAGATGTGTAAGCGGGGGGAAATCAGGTTTTATAAGATCGGGACGGATTATCGGTTCCGCCAATCCGTTCTTGATGAATGGATTATTGAACGAGAGAGGGCAAGTTGCAGTTCATCGGTGTAGCCCTCTACAAGCAATCATAACCACATAAATACAATCTATTCGCAGGAGGTGAGAAAAACTGAAGTCGTATCAAGGCAGAACCCTCCGGGCCGTATTAACTTAGGCTCTACCTAAGAGGTAATCCCCGGACACATCAAGAGCATCGGCAAGCCGCCGTAGGTTCTTGTGTCGAGGTTCAAACTTTCCGTCAAGCCAACGTTTCACTGTGGAAGGGGTAACGTTGGCGATCATAGCCAGGGTGACATGGTCTAAAGCTCGATCTTCCATTGCGGATTGTAGGCGCATGGAAAAATCAGATGGGAAATAAAAAAACCAAAAGAAGGCGCATCACGCTCCTTTCGCCCGGAGGGTTCTGCCTTGATACGACGAGGCCACTATCAATATTCGACATCAAGGACCAAAAACCTATGAGGAGGAAAAACATTGAAGCTGACAACAAACATGATCCGGAATGTATGTGTTCTGTTCCTTACCTTGCGTGACCAGGCAGAAGCTGAAGGATTGACCCAAGCAGCTGCTAATGCAGACAAGGCATACCGCAATTATCAATGGTTACTTTATCAGGCAGACGAAAAACGGCCTTCCGGGGTAGGAGCCGGAAAGCCGTCACTAACATTCAAATTTACAATTAAGTCCAGATTACCACTGACTGGGGGTTGTGGCAATGAAAAAAGCGAAATTGCTGCCGGCACAAGCGGTCCAACGCACCAGCCTGCGGAAGCAACTCAATGTGCTTTACGCCAAACAGGCGGATTACGTCAAATTACACCGTAAGGCAAGCGAAGATATCGCTGATGAAATTAAACGTGTACAGGATGCGCTATATCTGGTGGATTCTGCTTCGGTGCAGCGCCTATGAAGGACGCGGAACTGGATTGGCATATTGAGCAGTGTGATAAGCTGCGTGCCCAGGCAAAGGCATATGACGAGGACGCTCCCGGAGCTATGGTTGAGATCGTCCGTCTGCTCACAGCTGCCTATGATCTGATGGGCCGGATCTCCGCGCAAATGGATGGAGATTACGAGAAACTCTATACGCTGCGGCAGAATACCTTCACACTGGCCAAATCAACGGCCAAGAAGGGCGACAAGATACTGACGGCCGAACTTGCTGTAATGGAGCTGCGAAAGCTCGAGGCAGAAGCGTATGAACAGAAGATGTTGTGGCGGAATGAGCGGGACTCGGTCAAGGAGAAGATTTACGAACTTAGAATGCGTGTCCGGATCGACATGCAAACAGGAGGCATTGCCCATGGGTAGCTTTGACTTTCGCCCGGTACCCAAGCCGGAGCACAAGCGCGGTAAGCGCAAGCAGAGCCAGGAGACAGCCATCACAGCCAAGGTGGATAAAGAGATCTACAGACGGTCCGGAGAGGCTGGATACACGGTCTGTGAGCACTGCGGCTGCAGTGTTCCTAAATTTCGTTTTGAGCGCTGCCACATGCTCAATGCATCGCAGTATGGGACAGGCAGAGCTCCCTGGAACGTGGTTATCCTGTGCGGTCCCCGTAATGATAACGGCAGCTGCCATCATTGGGCAGACGAGACAACAGAAGGCCGTGACTGGAAGGCCCGGAAGCAAGCAGAGCTTTACCTTTACTACACGGCCGGAGACGGTCGGCAATATTGGAAATAGGGGCATGCAGCATGTCCGGCGGACGTCCAGCGGACATCCATCGGATAACAACCGGACAGCGCGCGGATGTCCGTGTCCTGTCCATGCATTGTCCGCGCAGGAGGCGGTGACAACAATTGAGTGAATCAACAGAAGCCCCAAGATTATGGATTAAGAGCTATCAAGCGACAGATCGGGACCCTATAACACGACGTTTTTGCCGTTCGACCGGCTTAAACACCCCCGCTGCAGTAGGCACGTTACACATGCTCTGGTGGTGGGTGCTGGATTGGGCGCAGGATGGAGACATCAGTAAGTACCATGATATTGATATCGCTGATGCAGTGAACTTCGAAGGTGAACCCAGGGTGCTTATGAGAGCGTTGATAGATGCAGGTTATGTCGTTGAAACCCAGTCAGGGCGCGAGATTGCCAACTGGTTCAAGATTGGCGGACAGATCATTGAGTCCAAGAAAAAGGACGCTGAACGCAAGGCAGAAGCTCGGGAAAAGAAACGACTCAAGAAGGAAGGTCTTTCGGATGTCCAAGGGAAGTCCGGCGGACATCCACCGGACAAGCTAGGGACATCCGAAGGAGTTCCAACAGAAGTCCACTCTATAGATAGAGATTTAGATTTAGATAAAGATTTAGATCTAAATAAAGATTCAAAGATATACGGTGATGCAGATCCAAAATCAGATTCAAAGGCAAATGCAGATCAAAATCCAAAACAAGACCCGCATGCAGGGCCGACCGCCGAAAAAGTTTCTGAGCCGGGCAAGCCGCCAAAACCTCCGGAAAAAGGGAGCCGGAAAAAGCCGTTCTACGAACCCGACAGCCCGTTCTTGATGATGGCCACGTATCTGAAAGCTAAAATCGACGAATTATCGGCTATACAAGGAGTAGATTTGGCCCCGAAAGCCAATCTGCAGAGCTGGGCGAATGAAATTCGGCTGATGGAGGAGCAAAACAAGCATACGGATCGTACGCTGACCCGGGCCCTGATGGAATGGCTGCCCTCTCATGAGTTTTGGCGCAGAAATGTGCTGAGTGCAGCAGCGTTCCGCGCCCAATACCCCAAGCTTGTTCTTGCTATGAATGAATCGAAGAAGCCAGCCGGGGGGAATAAGGGTTCCGGCAGCCGGAGCGGGTACTCCGGGAAAGTGGAAATTCCAATCGTCAAGGATGATGGCCAAGCAGGCGCTGTATCGGATGAAGAATTTGCTGAAATGATGGCCAAGGCTGCTGAGATCAAGGCAAACAAACAGGGGCCGGCCGGAAGATGAGCTACCTTCTGAGATCGCCAGGAATGCACCGTTGCTCATGTGGCTGGGAAGGCAAGCCGCAGCGTGATAAGAAGGCCAAGAAGCTAGTTGATAAATGCCCACTGTGTTCAGAGGTTACAGCACTCATACCATTACGGGAGATCCCCGGGTACTGCTTTTGCTGCGCTTCGGCCAGCGGTAAGCTGCTCATTATTGATCATACGATGATTCGCGAGTGCAGCCAGTGCGGTGCCAGACTAAATTTACACACGGTAGAGCCGTGGATATGGGAGGTATTAGATATGCAAGATGCGATTAACAAACTGCAGGCAGAAATGGCTGCAGCAGCTGGTGATGCATACATTCAACAGGTTGGTGGGGAGCTGCTGCAGATTATTGCTGTGAATCCTGGAGCTGCCGAGAAAATCATGACTCCGGATAAGACCATCAAGGGCAGCTATGAAGCAATGGAAGCCTTAGCGCAAAAGAAGGCGGTCAACCGGAAAGCGATGTTCACTCCAGATGAAGGGCGTACAGTTATCCTTAATTATTTCGGCATCAAAGCTGGTGCTGTTCCCGCTCCTGCGGCGGTTGTACCTGTTCCGGAAGTTGCATTGCCGCCCACTCCGGCGATTCAGCCGCCAGCGCTCAGCCTTGAACTTGACGACCTGTTCGGCGATTTGTAAAGGGGGAGAGGGACTATGAAAAAGACTGATGTATCTGCTGAACAGAAGTTCTTTGCGCACTTCCCCACAGAGGAAAGCCAGAAAATTCATGACTTCGCTATTGATACAGTATTCCGCCATAGCCGGTACATTTTTACGAAACGTCGCGGTAAAAAGCAGTTTGGTTTCTGCACTCATTGTAAGCAAGAGTTTGAAACAGTGGGGTTAAAGCATAACAAGCGGAGCACCTGCCCACACTGCAGCTCTGAATGCACGGTAAAAGCAAGTGGCATAAGCAGAATACGGCTAGTTGATGAAGCCTACTTTGTTTATTACGAAAAATCGGTAATAAATCCTAACGCAATCATAGCTCGTGGATTTCTTGCAGTACGGAATTACACTGGTGATTACACGAATGTTGAAACGGTCATGGCGCTGCACACAGCCTACCTCTTTGAACCGGGAGCTGGCGGGATTATGTATAGTTGCGGCCTGTGGTATTGGGATAGTGATAACGGAATCAAGGGACTTGACTATGATTGGAACCGGAGGAGCGGAGTGTTTAGCCAGGCGGGCAGCGCGATGGCGCATAAAGAATGTTTCGTTTCAATGGAGAGTATCAAGCAATCGATAGCCGGGACGCCATTTCAATATTCCACGTGGGATAGATATAAAGATGGAGACATGGTCAAATTCTTCGATTTCTACGCTAAGTATCCTTGCATTGAATACCTTACTAAGCTTGGTTTGGGAGAACTTGTGGTCGCCAAACTTGAGGGGAGAAGGACCTACGGGGCCATTCAGTGGCGTGCCAAAAGCATACAGAAGGTGCTTGGATTGACCAAACATCAAATCAAGGAAGTTCTGGACGGAGCCTGGTCCGTTGATCCGAAGGAATTAAAGATCATGCAGACAGCGGCAAAAGACGGTTCCAAAGTTTCCGTTCGCGATGTTCTCGAACTGGCAGAATATATCCGAGATTATCATTCATTTTCTCTCGTGCTCCGGTATGTAAATGTGCAAAAGGCATTATCATACATCAGAAAGCAGCTTAACAACCACATTTTTAAATACGGCAGGGATGTAATCACCGATTGGTGGGATTATCTTTCAGACTGTAAAAAGCTTCAGATGGACTTAACGCAGGAGGACACGTTATTCCCGTCCAACCTTCGTAGAGCGCATGAGAACACTTCTAAACAGGTAAAGCTCCAGTCGGACGAGCTTCTGAATCGTCAAATTACCAAGCGGTTGGAAGTTTTGAATAAATTCTGCTTTGCGGATGAAAATCTCCTTCTTCGTCCTGCTGCAAGTAGTGACGAGCTGATAGCAGAAGGGAAGATCCTGAAGCACTGTGTCGGCACTTATGCTGATCGGCATGCCAGCGGAGAAACGACTATTTTCCTTATCCGGCAGACCGAAGAACCAGATGCTCCATTCTTTACGATGGAAGTCAAAGGTAATGAGGTAAGGCAGTGCCGCGGCCTACGCAATTGTTCCATGACGGATGATGTGAGTGAATTTGTGGATTCATTCAAGCGGGAACGTCTTGATAAACTATCTACCAAATCAAAATCTAAAAAAGTCCAGGGGGTAGCAGTATGAGCCAAGTAAGTATGAGAACACCGGAAGTCATTGCCATTGAGATTAACAGTATTCGGGACCAGGCACAGCGGATTCTGCTTTCCGCCAGCGTGGAGATCGGCAGACGGCTTACAGAGGCAAAAGCTATGCTCCCGCATGGCGAGTGGGGAAACTGGCTTGCTGATTCGGTTGATTATAAGCAAAGCACGGCCAACAACCTGATGAACATCTTTGAAAAATACGGTTCCGATCAGCTCAGTCTCTTCGGAGATAACACAAATTCCCAAGCGTTTGCAAATTTGACGTATACGCAGGCAGTTGCCTTGCTGGGTGTTCCGGATGAGGAGCGGGAATCATTTGTCGTTGAAAACAACGTATCCGAAATGACGACCCGGGAGCTTCAGGCAGCGATTAAGGAGAAGCAGCAAGCTGAGAGGGAGCGGGAGGCAGCGGAGAAGGCCAAGGAAGAGGCGGAAAAGAAGGCTGAGAAGGAACGGAAAGTCCGGGAGAAGCTGGAGACACAACAGAAGGACCATGCCATCATTGTCCAGCGCCTGCAGGCACAGCTCGAAGCGGCACAAGCTGCTTCTGATTCCGGTGATGAAGATAAAGCTGCCGAATTGCAGGAAGAGGCAAATAGCCTGCGGGGAGCCCTCTCCACCTCCGAACAACAGCTTATTGATTCTCAAGCAAGGATCCGCGAGCTGGAGGAACAGATGAAGGTGCAACCGGTAGAAGTGACCACCGCAACCCAAACGGTATACGAGACGCCTCCAGAAGTCCTTCAGGAGCTGGAAACGCTCCGCAAGAAGGCCGCGGCTACTACTGGTGAAGATACGGCAATGTTTAAAGCTCACACTAAAAGCTTTGGAGATAGTTTTAACGCAGCTCTCGGAGTTATTACATCGGTGAAAGGTAAAGATGCTGCGATTGCAGAAAAGTGCGGGAATATACTCATCGAGACCATGGAGCGGATGAAAAAAATGCTTACCGCCGTTACACGGCCAGATACCGACTAATGTTCTTCTTCTTTTTCTTCGACATTAACGAGGATCCGGAGGTTATGGCCATCGAGGAGCTGGTAGGCGAGGTGGTACTGCTGCAGCGGCAGTATCACTGCTACCAGACCCATACCGGGCAGATTGCCCATTACTATGCCCTGACAGCTGCACACTTGGTTGACCTGTGTATTGCCGAGGACATCCAGTACAGCCGGGTATTCGCCCGGTATGATCGTTCCATCTTGGAGCGGGGAGATTACTTCCCGGGAGCAGAGCCGCTCCTGAATCGCATATTCGGGAAAGGAGATATAAGCCATGCCAGATAAAAGAGGCTGGATGATGAAGGAAGAGGCCTTAGAAAGCAGTCTTCCCATCTACTACCCTACAGGAAAAGGCCGCTGGACAGCCAGGCCGTATCCGTTTGCCGTGCTTCTTACGCGGACCCGCTGCCAGAAACTCGGTGTGCCGGCTATGAGTGTTGATACTGAAAAACCTTCTGCCCTACTGTATAAAGCCTTATCCGCTTCCAAGGAAGATGACCGTTATCGGTTTGTCCCGCTGTATGATCGGACAGATGCATACCACTTGATTAAAGACCGACTAAGTGCTTCCGAGATCATGGAACAATAGACGCATACGGCGCAGGAAGGGGAGGTAATATGTCAGTCCCGAGAATACTTCAATACCCGGGCAGCAAATGGAGCATGTATGACTGGATTAATGGTTACATGCCTTCCACACAGGCATTTCCGACCTATGTTGACTTGTTCTTCGGATCCGGCGGCGAGTTTTTTAATAAGCCGCGCCATCCGCTAGAGACGATTAATGATTTGGACGGGAATGTGGTTAATTTATTCAAAGTCATTCGGGACGATCCGGAAAAGTTAGCTCACGTGATGGAATGGACGCCGTACAGTCGGGAGGAGTACTACAGATCCTATGACGATGCAGATACGGACATTGAAAAAGCTCGGCGCTTCCTGGTGCGTACATGGCAAGCCATCGGAGCAAAAACAAGTGACCGGACCGGATGGAAAAGCGTCATACAGTTTGATAAAGCGCCCAATAAGACATTCGCCAAGGCATGGATGGAAGTGCCTGACAAGATAATGGCAGTCACCGAAAGGCTGAAAGGCGTTCAAATCGAGCAGCAACCAGCAGTGCAGATACTTCAGAGATACAAGCATAACGATGTTTTGATTTATGCGGATCCTCCTTATGTGCTATCAACCAGGTCGAAACGGATGTATAGGCACGAAATGAAGGATTCCGATCACATTGAATTGCTGGAAGCCTTGAAGGAGCACCCGGGTCCGGTTTTGTTGTCTGGATATGACCATCCTCTGTACAACGATATGCTGCATAACTGGAGGCGGGAAGAGTTAGCGGCTTATGCGGATTCAAAACGGCCACGGACTGAGGTTCTTTGGCTAAATCCAGTAGCAGCAGAACACAGCGCCCAGATAACGTTGTTTTGATGAACAGTACGAAGATTATTGGCAGTAGCCCCAAGGAGGTATGACCAGTGAGCGATCAAGACAAAGGATTGTATGAGAAGTACCTGGTCTTCAAGAAAAACGGAGATAAGGTCGATGGCAACTGCTTCATTCTTCGTCCAGCCAAGGACCCGGCAGCACGGGCGGCACTGATGGCATATGCAGAAGCAACTGATAACCAGCAACTGGCTATGGATATCACACTTTGGCTGTCGATCCTCCCTGAGTTTGCGAAATGCGATTGGTGCGATAACGAGGTGTTCGGAGAGCAGGAGTTGAGCCATCCACATATGCTTGATATGGCCTTTGGTAAGCGTATGTGCCGTAACTGCTGGGATCATGACCGGGAGGTCTATAAGGGTTCTGTGGGTGAGGATATCGGAGACTTCAAACCTATTGATAAAGGGCAGGCACATCATGAATGAGTGGCATTTCTCCAATAAGGATAAGGCAGTAGAGCTGGCAGCTGGTGGGCAGGGCAAGATCAAGGTCTCCCAGCTGACCCCGGAAGAGTTGGATGAGATCCGCCGGAAGTATCCCGCTCCAACCGGTGCAGATGCGAAGAAGCCAATTCCCATTGATGGATATATCAAAAATCGGAAGGATGATCATAAATGAGCTATCTTAAATTGATTATGAGCCAGGGCAATAAGAACGCGGAGCTGGAGATTGAAAACTCGGTTGGTGAAGAGAGAGGGACTCTGCTTCGCGGACTCCTCCGCTTCTTCGGTGTCAAAGATCCAGTAGATGCATTGAAGGAAGGAGTGATTACACCGAATCATCTCAGTGAAGAGTATTCTATCTATGGTACGCAGACATCGGCCGCCCCGATAATGTATGTTCCAACAGCCAAGAAGGACCAGCAACCAGGGAGACCGAAGCAGCTGCCGCTCCTTGGCTCGGAGCGGACCATGCATACAGAAATCAGAGAGCTGATAGCCGAGCTCCCAAAAGAGGCGGTAGCAGTCCCAGCGCTCCCTGAAAAACCGGAGTGGTACAAGACTGGCATTATGTATAAGGATGGTGTTCCACACTATCGGCTGCGTTACTGGTGCAAGAATGTAGCCTGCCGGGATAAAGGTACGGAGTACATCCTGCCCGACAAATTGGAATTCAAATGCAAGACCTGCGGAGCCTCGCACAACATACGACCTGCAGCGCCTAAAGGGGAGCGGGACGGCTGGGGGAACTTCTTCATTGCTGACCAGCTGATAGAAGGGACTGAGGGGTGAGCGAATGACCGACAACCAGAGAGAGCAGCAGGCCATTGAACAACTATCAAGCTACCGGCAGAAGCAGGCGCGCATCCAGGCACTGGGCAATTATAAGGTGGGAAGCGGTATAGCTATTAGCCGGCTATCAGAAGAAGACCAACTGCAGCAGCTGCATCGCCGGCTTCGCGGGTTGCCCAGCTATATGTATCTCACGAAGCGGGAGCAGGAGCTGGAGTCTACAGCTCACGCATACATGAAGTTCTATCCATCTGGAGTGAAGGCGCAACGTGAAGCCATTCCTGATATCGGTGCATATCCGGAGGATGATAAACCGCTGCAGGAACTGAGAGCCAAGATTGCCAAAGTCATTGATGCTAGAACAGGAAGCAAGTACGACCTTGATGATGTACTGGAACGGCTGAGTGAGCTCCAGGATCTCCGGGCAGAGATCAAGCGGATCGATGAGGTGTTCGTCGTACTCGAATCCTATAAGCCGGACTATGCCAAGCTGCTGCGGTTAAGGTACGTGGACAACCTGGATATCTCCGCTGTAGCCGACGAAATGCAGATCTCACGGAGGTCTTTCGAACGTCGCCGCCCGTTAGCGTTGCAGGAATATTGCACGCTCATTAAGTAGTGGCGGAAAGTTGGCGGTGTTTTGGCGGAAAGTTGGCGCAACAAGGGGTATATTGCCGTGCTAAAATGGTATTGTTGTCAAAGGTATATAGAAACAAATTCCCAAGCGTTTGGGGATATCGGAAGGGTCGCTGAGAAGCGGCTCTTTTTATTTTATCGGGAATGGAGGTGAAGGGATGGCGCAGGCTTTTTACAAGTCAAAGAGGTGGAAACGGAAGCGGGAAGCGGTTCTCCGGAGGGATGAATACTTGTGTCAGCAAAGCAAAAGGTACGGTAAGACCGAACCGGCTACAACGGTACATCATATCTATCCGCTGGAGTATTACCCACAGTTGGCGCTGGAGAGCTGGAACCTGATCTCACTGTCGGATAAACAGCACAACGCGATGCATGACCGGATCACTCATGAGCTGACTGCTTTGGGTTTGGCCTGGCAGGAAAAAGTTTTAAAAGATTTTGAAATATTTTTCAAAAAAGTTCAGACCCCCCCACCTTAAAAATATTTTTTTCAGAAAAACGGGGACCGGAGGGGGCAGCCTTTTCCAATAGTGCGTTTCCCCGAAAAACTTTTTTGGACGTATAAATTACAAAATATGGGAGGTGAGAGCATGGCGAGGTCGCCGACGAAGGAGACGATTAAGCGGGCAACGATTGCGGATATGAAATCCCTGAAAGTGCATAAACCCCAGTATAATCGCCTGATTGAGATCTATTCCGAACTCGTGTTTCAGTACAACACGTTGACGGAGGAATTTGAAGAGAGCGGTTTTAAATATGAGGTCAGCACGGATCAAGGAGGTGCAAAAAAAAGCCCGATTGTTGCAACTCTGGAGACGCTGCGAAAGGATATACTGGCATACTCCGATCGTTTGTGTCTCAATCCGAAGTCCATTGAGAGTGTCACCATTGAAAAAGAGAAGAAGTCTTCTCTGGCTGAAGCTTTGAAGGGTCTTAAGTGATTCCGGATAATTCCAAAGTAGTACTGGAGTATGCCAAGAGTATTTTGAGCGGCGATAAAGTAGCCGGCAAGGAAATGATTCAAGCCTGTCAGCGATTCATGGATGATTTCGAGAATCCGAAATACGAATTCAAGTCCAAGGATGCCGAGTTTGTGATCAACATCATCGAAAGGACGTTTGTTCATGATCAGGGCGAACGATTAGACGGCACTCCGTTACGCGGGGAGCCTTTTTTATTGGAGCCGTGGCAGAAGTTCATCATCTATAACTTGCTCGGATGGTTCCATACAGGGACCATCTTAAGGCGGTACAAAGAGGCGTTCATCTTCATCCCTCGGAAGAACGGGAAGACTCGCTTTGTCGCTGCGATATCGTGGGCGCTGGCGCTGCTCAACCGGAAATCCGGTTCCAAGATCTATATTGTTGGAGCTGCGCTGGAACAATCGCTGCAGAGCTTCAACTTCATCAACTTTAACCTGGACCACATGGGGGAGAAAGAGAACTTCCGTGTACTGGACAACAACCAGGAGCATAGCATCAGCGGGGATCTCGGCGATGGTTCGCTGTACATCAAGGCGCTGGCAGCGAATCCGGACAATCAGGATTCCCTGAACTGCAATATTGCGATTGCCGATGAGCTTCACGCCTACCGCAAGCCGAAGCAGTACAACATCATCAAGGAAGCGATGAAGGCTTATTCCAATAAGCTGATGATCGGCATCACGACAGCCGGCGATAACATGACTTCGTTTTGTTACCAGCGGCTTCAGTACTGCAAGAAGATCCTGGATAAGTCAGTAACGGCTGAAACCTATTTTGTATTCATTGCCAAAGCGGATGAACATCCTGAAACGGGCGAAGTGGATTATACGGATCCCGTGCAGCATGAGAAGGCCAATCCGAATTACGGCGTGACCATTCGGCCGGAAGATATTTTAAACGATGCCTACGATGCTCAGAACGATCCGCAGCAGCGAAAGGATTTCTTCGCTAAATCTCTGAATGTGTACACGGCAGCCGTTCGGGCCTATTTCAATATTGATGAATTCAAGGCGAGTGATAAAAAATTCACTTGGACAATGGAGCAACTGGCGAAGCTGCCCATCGTTTGGTATGGCGGGGCGGATTTATCCAAGCTGCATGACCTTACGGCCGGAGCGTTATACGGGGAGTATGAGGGCGTAGATATCACCATTACGCACGCCTGGTTCCCGATCACGGCAGCTGCAAGGAAAGCGGATGAGGATAATATTCCGTTGTTTGGTTGGCGGGACGATGGATTGTTAGATTTATGCAATAGCCCGGTGGTCAATTATGCCGATATCGTGAACTGGTTCAAGAAGATGAAGTCCATGGGGTTCAAGATCAAGCAGGTCGGATTCGACCGTAAGTTCTCCCGGGAATTCTTTGTCGGAATGAAGACGGCAGGATTCAGTATGATCGATGAGCCTCAATATTTCTGGAGGAAATCGCAGGGCTTCCGGCGGATCGAGGCCAAGGCAAAGGAAGGTAAGTTCTATTACCTGCATTCCAGCGCCTACGAATATTGTCTGCAGAACGTGGGGGCCATCGAGAAGACGGATGACATGATTCAATATGAGAAGATTATGCCGGAGCAGCGGATTGATATTTTCGATGCTTCTGTTTTCGCATGTGTCCGGAAACTTGAAGACATTGAGAAATCCAATACGGCAAACAACTGGCTGAAAGGAGGGTGAAGTGATTGAGTAAGAAGCGGAAATCAGCTGCAGCGACAAAAAGCCGCGCTGCACCGCAGAATTCAATTGGATGGCTGTTGTCGGACGATGCTCACAGCACGCTTTGTGTTAAGGGGTATACACGGCTGTCCGATAATCCGGAAGTTAGAATGGCCGTTGATAAAATCGCAGACCTGATCTCCTCCATGACCATCCACTTGATGCAGAACACGGATGCAGGCGATGTGCGTGTGAAGAATGAGTTATCACGCAAGCTGGACATCAGCCCGTATAGCCTCATGACCCGTAAAGCATGGATGTATAACATCGTCTATACGCTGCTGCTTCCAGGGGACGGGAACAGCGTGGTGTACCCAAAGATGTCGAATGGGCTTATCGATGAGCTGATTCCTCTGAAACCGTCCGGGGTGAGCTTCATGGATACGCCAGATGCGTATCAGGTGATGTACAAGGGAAATTCATATGATCATGATGAGGTTTTGCATTTCACGATCAATCCGGATCCGGAACGTCCTTGGATTGGAACCGGGTACCGGGTAGTTCTGAAAGACATCATAGATAATCTGAAGCAAGCGACGGCCACGAAAAAAGGATTCATGTCGGATAAGTGGAAACCGTCGGTTATTGTGTCTGTGGATGCCATGACGGAAGAACTATCCAGCAAGGAAGGCCGCGATGAAATACTCAATAAGTATATTTCGGAGACGGGCGGCGGCAAGCCTTGGATCGTTCCGGCAGAATTCATCAAGGTGGAGCAGATCAAGCCACTATCTCTGAATGACCTGGCCATCAATGATGCAGTACAACTGGATAAACGGACGGTAGCGGGCCTCGTCGGAGTGCCGGCTTTTTTTGTTGGCGTCGGCGACTTCAAGAAGGATGAGTTCAATGCCTTCATCAACACGAAGATCCTACCGTTTGCTACAGGGATTGTACAGGAAATGACCCGGAAGCTGCTAATCAGTCCAGATTATTATTTGAAGTTTAATCCTCGCAGCCTGTACTCCTATGACCTGAAGGAGCTGGCCGACGTTGGAAGTAATTTGTTTGTCCGCAGCCTTATGCTCGGCAACGAGGTGCGGGATTGGATTGGCCTGTCGCCTCTCGCGGGGCTGGATGAGCGGATCATTCTGGAGAACTACATTCCGGCCGGCATGATCGGAGATCAGAAAAAGCTGAACCAGGAGGGAGGTGATGGGGATGGATAGAAACCAGCGGATGACCCGGGGCATTATGAGCAAGTTGGAAACCCGGGCAGATCCGGGCAGCGAGGATATGGTGATTGAAGGTTATTTCGCCGTATGCAGTCAGCAAACCGAGCTATGGCCAGGCGCGTTTGAAGAAATTTCACCCGGCGCGTTCGATGGCACCTTAGGCAATGATATCCGGGCATTGATCAACCACGAAAGCCGGCTTGTGCTGGCTCGAAACAAGTCGGGCACCTTGGATCTCAAAGCAGACGCCCGCGGGCTTTGGGGAAGTATCCGGGTGAACCCGGACGATGGCGATGCAGTCAACCTGTATCAGCGCGTAAAGCGCGGGGATGTGGATCAATGCTCGTTTGGATTCAATGTGATCCGCGAGGAAACAGACTGGCGAGATGACGGAACCGTGAAATGGATCATCAAAGAAATTGATCTGCATGAGGTTTCCGTTGTTACCTTCCCGGCATATGAAGCAACGGGTGTCCAAGCAAGGCAGGCGGAAGTCGCGCAGCACCGAGCGCGGCAGCTGCAGCATAGAAAAAACGAATTGAAAGCGAGGTTGAAGAAGAATGGCTCTTAAACAACTCATGCTTGGCAAAAAGATCGAGCAGCGCAAGGCATTACTTACTCCACTGTTGGAGCAGGATACGGCGCTGCAGAAACGCAGCGCGGATGCAGAGAAGGCACTGGAAGAAGCGAAGACGGACGAGGAAATCGCGGCGGTAGAAGAAGAAGTGACCGCCATCGAAACCGAACAGGAAGATCTGGACAAGAAGAAAGGCGACCTGCAGGCGGAGATCACGACGCTGGAAGCAGAGCTTGCCGAATTAAACAATAAGGCACCGGATAATACACCAGCGCCTGCACCTTCCGGGGATCCGGACCAAAGAAGCAGAACACCATACCAGGGAGGCGAAGCAAGAATGAATGTACGGTTTAAGGATATGTCGTTTGAGCAGCGGGAGGCATTGGCAAAACGGAACGAAGTCAAAGAATTTATGGTGCAAGTACGCGAGCTAGCGAAGGTTTCCCAGCAGCGGGCAGTGAGCGGGTCGGAGCTGACCGTTCCACTGGTGCTGCTTTCCATGATTCGGGACAACCTGCACCGGTACAGTAAGCTGATTACTCGCGTTAACCTTGTGCCTGTCAAGGGCACGGCCCGGCAGAACGTCATGGGAGCCATTCCTGAAGCCATTTGGACAGAAGCTTGTGCCCGGTTGAACGATCTGGCTCTTGTATTCAATCAAATCGAAGTAGACGGCTACAAGGTCGGGGGGTTCATTCCGATTTGCAATGCAAACCTGGAGGACAGCGACGAAAATCTGATCGGCCTGATCTTAGATGCCATTTCGCAATCTATCGGTCTTGCGGTAGATAAGGCGATCATCTACGGTACCGGGAATAAGATGCCGCTGGGTATTGTGCCGCGCCTGGCTCAGACGGTTAAACCGTCCGACTGGTCCGACAAGCGTCAGGCATGGACAGACCTGCATACCTCAAACTTGCTCAAGCTCAACCAGGCATCCGGCACAGCCGCGGAATTTTTCGCTTCGCTTGTGCTGGCTGCAGCAGCAGCGAAGGCAAACTATACGACAGCCGGATCTAAGTTCTGGGCTATGAATACCCAAACCCATGCTCAATTGGTTGCCAAGCTGGTCAGCCTGAATGCTGCTGGCGCATTGACTACGGCCATGGGCATGACAATGCCGATTATCGGCGGGGAGCATGTCATTCTGGAGTTTATCCCTGATGGTGATATTGTTGGAGGATACGGCGAGCTGTACCTACTGGCTGAACGCGCAGGTATTCAACTGGCACAGTCGGAACATGTTCGCTTCATTGAGGATCAGACGGTGTTTAAGGGAACGGCTCGCTACGATGGCGAACCGGTCATCGGCCGGGGCTTTGTGGTTATTAACATCAACAACGCGAACCCGACGACATCCGTGCCATTTGCGCCGGACAATGCGAATCCGGAAGATTCCTACCTGTCGGCGCTTTCCATCGGCAGCTTGACGCTGTCTCCGGCATTTAACCCTGCTACGCTGGCGTATTCCACAACAACCACGAACACCACGAACACGGTGTCGGCAACGGAAGTTGAAGAGGATGCTACGGTTGAAATCAAGGTGAACGGAACGGTTGTGAGCAACGGCGGTAATGCAACCTGGACCACTGGCGCAAATACCGTTGAATTCAAGGTCACCAACGGCACAACCATCCGGACGTATACCGTAGCCGTTACCAAGTCCTAAGATGGAAGCCCAAGCGGTAGTCGATTTGGTGAAGGCGAGGCTGGGGATCTCAACCACCGTCCGGGATACGTACCTGACGGCCATTGCAAAATCAGTCATTACCGAAATGGAAGATGAAAAGGGGTTGCTGCTGGAAAGCGACAACGACAATCATCTTCTTTTTCTTGCAGACTATGCAACGTGGCGCTATCAGTCCCGGGATGAATCCGGGGCGATGCCGCGGCATTTGCAGTTCCGGCTCCACAATATGATTCTGCATGCGGGGAGGCCGCCAACATGACCTATGATCATGAGCTGTCGTTAGTCTCCTTCACGTCCGGCACGAATGCGAACGCCGACCCGATCCTGGTTCCTACGAAGATCGATATCCTATGTGGTCTGAATTCCGTGGGGCGTGGAGAGTTCTACGCGGCAGCTGCCTTGCAATTGCGCCCGGAGCTGGTCTTCACGATTCATGCTTATGAGTATGACAATCAGCAGGTGGTTGAATTCCAGGGCATCCGGTACAAGGTGATTCGGACCTATGCAACCAGCTTCGAAGAGCTGGAGCTGACCTGCCAGAAGGAGGTGGGGTCTGGTGGCTAGTATACAGCTGGAAGGGATGGACGAGATCCGGCGGATGCTGGAAGGGCTGACCGACAAAAAGGCCAAGGCGGAGAACAAGGCGCTGCGATCGGGGGCTTTGATCGTAAAGGCAGCTGCCGCCGTTCGAGCGCCTCGCAGCGCCAGCCAAAAGGAGCATTTGGCAGATAACATCATCGTCAGCAATGTGCGGTCAGAGGATGGCCAGAAGTTTATTCTGGTTGGACCGCAGCGCGGCGATAATAACAAATTCTTTTATGGGAAGTTCCTGGAGTTTGGAACTTCGAAACAGCCTGCGCGTCCGTTCATGGGTCCGGCTGCAGCGGAAAGCACGGTGCAGATGGTGCAAGCCATGGCGGAAGCAGTGCGGAGGGAGCTGCGATGATTAACCTGGTTCCTGAAGTCGCCGCAGCGCTACGCGAGAGCACTGAGCTGATTTCTCTGCTTGGTGGCGAACATATCTATCGTCACTGGGTCCCGAAGGACAAAGAGAATGTCTTCCCAAGGGTGACATTCTTTGAGCTCAGCAACTTCGATAATCATTATGCCGAAGATGCTGCCGACTCCAGCGAGGTCCACTATCAAGTGGATATATGGAGCATGGACCCTTCGACGGCGGAAGTTGGAACGGAAGTGGATGCTGCGATGAAGGGGGCGGGCTTCGCCCGTTACTCCGGAGCGGATTTGTTCGAAGATGATACAAAAATATATCACAAAGCCCTGCGGTACCGGACGGTCCGCAGATATGAGGAGGATTAACCATGCCAGGAGTAAAAATTGGTTTGAGAGATTTGTTCTATGCCAAGATTATCGAAGACAGCCGGGACGCCATTTCGTATGAAACGCCGGTCCGCATTGCAAAAGCCATTTCCGCGACCATTACACCAACGGTGAACAGTGAAACGCTGTATGCCGATGACGGTCCGTCAGAAACAGCAACCAGCATCGGCGGGATCGAGGTCACGCTCGGCGTTGACAATCTGAGCTTGCCGGTACAGGCCGACTTGCTCGGTAAACAAATTTCAAGCGGCGTGCTGATCGACAGTTCCGAGGATACGGCGCCTTACGTGGCCGTAGGCTTCCGCAGCGTGAAGACGAACGGTAGCTATCGGTATGTGTGGCTGCTGAAAGGTCAGTTCTCCATTCCGGAAGATTCCTACGAGACCAAGGGAGATACACCGGCGTTCCAGACTCCGGAAATCACAGGCACTTTTGTTGTCCGGGATTTTGACAGCCAGTGGAGATTGACCGGTGACGATGATCAGGCCGGGTTCGCTCTGGCGGATGCCTGGTTCGATGAGGTTCCGAACTTAAGTGGCGATACGACAGCGCCAACGTTGACCGCGTTGCCGGCCAACAATGCAACGGCGGTTGCTGTGACTGCACCGATGAAATGGACCTTCAGCAAGGCGCTTGCGGAAAGCTCTGTAATCCCGGCCAACTTCATTCTGCAGAAGGCGGATGGTAGCGGTGCGGTGTCCGGTTCGCTCTCTCTGGATGCGACCAAGAAGATCGTCACTTTCACCCCTGCTGCGAATCTCACGGCAGCTACGCTGTATCTGGCCATGGCGGGTGTGGGCGTGCGGGATCAGACCGGGAATGCGCTGGCCGCGCCGAACATCACGAAATTCACGACGGCCTAGGTCAATGGATAATCCCAATCGTTTGGGATAATGAGTTGTACGGGAAGGAGCACTCCATAGGGGTGCTCCTTTTGTTTTTCATAACCTGAGAGGATGATAACCGTGGAAATTATACTGCGAAAGAATGGGAAAGAACAAACCTTTGTTGTGGAGTTCATCAATGCGCGGATGCTGCGCCGGACCATCGAAATTAACAAGACGATGAATTTGGTTGATATGGACGTCGAAGCCATTGATTCCGTGGCCGATTATATCGCGGAGGTCTTTGAAGGTAAATTCACCCGGGATGATGTGTATGAAGGGCTTTCCTCTCATGAGATCCTGCCTACCTTTACAGAACTTCAGAAGCGTGTGTTCGGGAAATTGAATGAAGATGCCGGAGCGGAGCCGGACCCAAACGTCAGAGTGAGGGCTTAGACCCTCTGGAATTTATCGAACGGTTTTACCTGTCGCGGATGCAAGAAGGCATGACGCTCAGCCAAATTGATGAGATGGACATCGGACTCTATTTCCGGCTCATGAAGCGCCGGATCAGTTCATCTGCACATGTGCCGACAGGATACATTGATCAAGTCTTATAGGGGGTGAGGGAGTGGCCGAGAATGTAGGGGATTTAGTCGTCCGGATTGGGATGGAGGATACCACGTTTAAAGCGGGGATGCAGAATTTAAACCGGCAAATGCAGCTGGCGCAAAGTGCGCTACGCGCAGCATCGGCAGAAGCCGGCGGGCTGGGGGATTCCACCGAGCAACTGCGCCTCAGATCCTCATCCCTGGCGGACCAGATCAGAATCCAGGAGCAGCGCATCGATGCGCTGACCCAGGCTCATGCGCAGTCAGCGGCGGCCAACGGCGAAGATGCCGCGGCAACCCAGCGGCTGCAGATCCAACTGAACAATGCCCGGGCCGCACTGGGCCGGATGCGGACGGACTTAGAGTCCACCAATGACCAGATTGAGGACCAGACAAATAAGTGGAAGGTCAACGGCCGGGCGCTGCAGGAAGTCGGCGAGAAGATCAAAGGCGTCGGGGATAAGATGCAGGGCGTGGGCAAAGGCCTTACGGTCGGCCTCACGGCTCCGATCATTGGCATCGGTCTTGCGGCAGGTAAAGCGGCGATCGATGTGGAATCGGCCTCCGACAAAATCCAGGCTGCTCTGGGTGTGACCGAAACCCAGGCGGATAAGATGGCTGCCGGTTCCAAGGAGATATGGGCGAACAACTGGGGCGAGAACCTGGAGGATGTTAACGGCGCACTGATCACGACCAAACAGAATATTCAGGAGCTCAACGGTTCTGAACTGAACGACATCACAACCAAGGCGCTGATTCTCCGGGATGCCTTCGATGCTGAGGTCAACGAGACCACCCGGACTGCCCGCGTGCTGATGAAGCAGTTTGGAATTGATGCCGATGAAGCGATGGATCTGATTACGGTCGGCTTCCAGCGCGGGGGGAACTTCAGTGATGAGCTGCTTGACACCTTGCGCGAATATGCGCCGCAGTTCAAGGGTCTGGGATACAGTGCCGATGAATTTACCGCGATACTGATTTCAGGGGCAGAGAAGGGCGCTTTCAACCTGGATAAAATCGGGGACGCGGCGAAAGAGTCGTTCTTGCGTGTTGGGGATGGCAGTGCCAGTTCGCGCGATGCGCTGAAGGCAATGAACCTGGATTTTGAGAAGATTGAGAAGGATGTTGCAGCTGGCGGGGAATCCACTCAGCGTGCCTTTATGGCCGTGGTTTCGTCTATTGCTGCCATCAAGGATCCTGCGAAGCAATCACAAGTCGCTCTGGCCTTGATGGGATCTCCACTGGAAGATTTGGGACCCTCGTTCCGTGACTTCTTCGCTACGGCGAACACGGACCTGGGAGACTTCGAGGGAGCGGCGAACAGTGCGGGAGATGCCCTGTCTGATAACTTAGGATCGCGCTGGACATCCCTGGTCCGCGAAGCACAGACCTCCCTCCTGCCTCTTGGTCAGGAGCTGGTGAAGATCGCGGAAGATGCACTGCCGAAGATATCGGTGCAGGTTCAGAAGGTCACAGACTTCTTAGCGAATATGTCGCCGGCCGGCATCAAGGCGGTGATCACCTTCGGTGCAATTGCAGCAGCGGCAGGCCCGGTCCTGATCGGACTTGGAGCCGTAGTCAACGCCGTCGGCTCGGTTGTATCCGCCGTCGGCGCAATCAGTGTAGCCGTGGGCGGTGCTGGAGGGCTGGGAGCGGCTCTGCTGGCCGTGGCAACGGGGCCAATAGGAATTACTGTCGCCGCCATAGCGGGGCTGACAGTGGCAGGGATTGCGCTGTATAAACATTTCAGCCAGGACTCTATTCCAACCATCCAGCGGTTCGGTTCCGAAGTTTCTGCCTCCACGCAGAAGGCGGTCGGCGGATTCATGGACCTGAATGACAAAGCAACGGTGGCATTGGATCAATTGCATTGGTTCGGGCAGCAAATCACGGGCAGGACAGCGGCGGACATTGTCGAAACCTTTTCGCAAATGGGCGAGCAGGTGACCGCCGCCATGAAGGAAGATCATGCGGCGCAGTTGCAGACGATGACGGAGTTCTTCGTGAATTCTTCGGCGCTGACCGGAGCTGAAGAAGTTGCAGCACTGGAGCGGATGGAGCAGAACCAGGCGGCTCAGCAAGCCTATATCCAGGAAGGGCAGCGGAAGATTGCGGCCATCCTGGAGACGGCCCGATCCGAGAAGCGGGGAATCACCGATGCGGAGCGGGCAGAGATCAACCGCCTGCAGCAGCAAATGGTGGATACCGGCATTCAGCATATGTCCAAGAATGAGCTGGAGCAGAAGGCGATCCTGGAGCGAATGCGTCAGAACGCCAATGATCTGACAGCCCGGCAGGCAGCGGAGGTTGTACAGAACACCGTCAAGCAGCGGGATGAATCCATTGCAGCTGCGGATGAGCAGTACAACGAGGTTATCAAGACGATTATCCAGCAGCGGGACGAAGCCGGAACCATTTCCGCCGAACAGGCCGACAAGCTGATCGCGGAAGCGAAGCGCCAGCATGACAAGACGCTGTCTGAAGCCAACTCCATGTATGAGAACGTCATTGAGGTGGCGAAGAAGCAGGCTGGAGAGCATGTCAATCAAGTGGACTGGGAAACAGGTGAAATCCTGTCCAAGTGGGCGATATTCAAGCAGGATTCAGCCAAGCTGTGGAATGAATTCAAGGCAGAGGCCGCCAAAATATGGGACGCTATTTGGACCAAGATTAAAGAGATAGCCGGAAAGATTAAAGACGACGTCATGGCTGAGTGGAACGAACTGATGGATTGGTTTAAAAATATTAACCTGAAGGACATCGGCGCGAACATCATGGAAGGTCTGAAGGTCGGAATCACGAGCAAGGCCGCCGAGCTGGAGGAATCCGCTAAAAATGTAGCGTCTAAGGTCGGAGAGAGCATCCGGAATTTCTTCGGCATTCACTCGCCTTCCAAGCTGACCACGGAATACGGGTATTACGTTGCTCAGGGTTTGGCTGTCGGTATTGAAAGCGGGAGCAAGGAAGCGGAGGCAGCGGCCAAGAAGACGGCTCAGAAGACCAACACCGCTTTCCAGGAGGCCTTCACCAAAGCGCAGCATAAGTACAAGATCGGACAATTGGATGCGTCTCAGTACATTACAGCGCTTCAGGCGGTCAACAAGCAATACGCGAAGACCGCAGACCAGCACCGGAAAGTCACCGAAGAAATCAGCAAAATGAATAAGACGGCTGCTGCGGATCAAATCAAGGCGGCGAAAGAGGCGTTTGACGCGTCCAAGGCATTCATTGAAAACCGGGCCTCTACCGGAAAACTTTCGCTTAACCAGGAGCTGGTGCTATGGCAGCAGGTGCAGGCGAAGTATAAGGCGGGCAGCGTGCAGCGGATCGCGGCGGATAAGGAAGTCTACCGGGTGAAGCAGGAGATGGACAAAGCCAGCTATGAGGCTTCTAAGGAATGGATTGAGAAGTCGGCAGCGGCGAATCAGCTTTCTCTTACAGAGGAACTGGCTGCCTGGGAACGGGTGCAGGCCCGTTACAAGGAAGGCACGGACGAGCGGAAGGCGGCGGACGAAGCTGCCGGAAAGGTCCGGCTGGAAATCTATAATCAGCTGACCGCAGCCAGCGAGGAGTTTTTGGCCAAAACTAAGGAGATCAATGCGAACGTCGCCGCAGAGGAAAAACGCCTGAACGATGAGTACGCGGCGGCGGTAGAGCAGCGGGCTAAGTCTATCAATGATTTCGCCGGGCTGTTCGATCAGGTGACGATCGCTTCAGAGACCAGCGGGAAGGATCTGCTGGACAATCTACGTGGACAGGTCGAATACCTGGATAAATGGGCGACCAACCTGCAACTGCTGTCTGCCCGGGGCATTGACCAGGGATTGCTTCAGCAACTGCGGGAGATGGGGCCACAGGCTGCGCCGGAGCTGGCCGCACTCAATACGCTGACCGACACGGAGCTTGCCGAGTATACAACGCTCTGGAAAACGAAGTCTTCCGAGGCGCGTACGGCGGCTGTTATCGAACTGTCCGGGCTGCGCCAGGATACAAATACTCAAATTGCACTGCTGCATACGGAAGCCGTCGCAGAGCTGGATAAGCTGCGGGGTGACTTTGAAACCAAGGTCAAGGCCATACGCGGTAGCGCCAATAAGGAATTCAATGCCATGAAGGCGGATCTGCCGACCATTGGCAAGCAGGCCATGCAGGGGCTCATTGACGGTATGACCAGCATGCAAGGAGCGGTATCCGCCAAAGCGAAGGAAATCGCCAATTCAGTCACCAAAACCATGCAGAAGGCACTGGACATTCATTCGCCGTCGCGGGAGCTGGCCTGGATCGGTGAAATGGCCGGTTCCGGACTGGTCGAGGGGTTGGCGGGTACAATGGCCAGCATTGAGCGGCAGGCGCAAGCCATGGCAGCAGCGGCGATGCCGAGTCTTCAGTCGTCCTCTGTAAGTAGTGGTAGTGGTTCTGCCTCCACGGAAGCGTCTGCTGCCGCAGCGGCGCCAACAGGGGTTATTCAAGTGGTAATGCAAGGTCTGTTTGCAGGTGCGAATTTCATCATGAAAGACGAAGACGAGGCGAGACGATTGGGTCAGGTACTGGGCGGCCAATTTGCAGATGCATTACGGGGGGCGGGGGTGGTGACATGAGAGGCGTAGTTGCATTATTGGATGGCATGAGTCCGCAGGACATGGGCTTGAAGACACTGAGGGAGTCGCAGCGCCCTATCCTGCCCCCTACGGTTGACCGTTCATACACCGTTCCCTTCATGCACGGTGCGTATGACTTCGGGGCGGATCTGG